TTTGGAAGTGTGTTCTTACCTTCTAATGTTCAGTCGATCAAGCTTATTCGCGCACTTCTTCCTCAGCGACAGTTTATTCAAGTCCCAATCCTTGTGAATTCAAATGCATCCTCAGCAGATCTTTCCAATTACGGCAATGATGGCACCATTCAAAAAGCCATTGTAGGAACATCCTTCTCAACGTTCTCAACCTACCCATACCTCCTCTTCAACCTCAACGAATATCTCGGGAAGTACGTGGGTGGCAATGAGGCTATGCGCAGGTCTTTTTCAGTCATGACACAGAGGACGAGGACACAGACGAACTTCTCAATTGGTGTAGGTGTTCAGCACTATGACTATGAACCTTGGAATGATGAAGCACTTGTGTTTCAGAGCCCGATCACAACCCTCCAACAGTTGAAGATCAGTGTAACGGATCCGATTGGTCTACCCTTTGCCCAGAATGACGCATTGAACATCACACTTATTCAGTCAGATTCAAATCAGCTCTTCTTAAAGTGTATCACTGGTGCGAATCAGTATTTTAGCAGTAATGAGCTCCGTGTGGGTGATCGAATCATCTTTGATCAGCTGACACTTTCAAATATCATACGCGCACCATTGTTCGGCGGAACATCTGGTTCGGACAAGCGAGCACTTGCTGTTGCGCTTTCAACCACGTCATTCCCTGTCCTTCAGCTTCTGGACTACGTGAAGGAACCTGAAACGGGTCGATATGTTGAACGTACACAATCTAACAATACCCTACGGACAACCTCATACGAGGCTTCCTATAACGGCTTTATCATTCCAAATTTCCTGAACACATCTGCAGACGGCAGCGTGTCACCAACGTATTCAAATGCGCCAGATCCCAACACCTATACACTGTACTCATTCCCTGTGCAGTACAACGTCAACCCTGCCCAATTTGCATCGAACCTGCCGTTCTTGAACACATCCCTTCAACCTACCTATACTCTGGAACTCACATGTCTTGAACCAGATACGGGCCAGCTCGGAGGCAAAATCACACAGTAATTTCCCCCCTCTACACAAATGTCATCCCTTGTGCAATACTGGGTTAACAGTCTTTCAGATTTCTACAATGGAACTGCGATCCCAGATGCCCCCAAGCACTCTGGTCGCCTTCCACTCTCTGATAGCGAGGAGAAGCTGCCGATTCCGCGCGCATCCCTCTACGCTTCAGATGAGCCTGTCATGACCCCCCGCCTTGTGGCCGAGCACATTCAGTACCGCCACAGCAACACGCCTCTCAACACTGTGTTCTTCAGCCAGAGCAACATGGATAATCTCCAGCAGAAGATCCACGATGCAGTGCTGGAGATGAGCAAGGGTGAGAACAGCATCAGCCCTCAGAGTGAAGCTGATCTAATGCTCATCATGCGCAGCTACTACCTGCAGCACGCGCAGAATGACCCCGACAATGTGGCCACTGAGCTCGATCAGCTGAACCAGCGCGTAGTTGCATTTGCCGCGAACCGAATCATGGTGGAGATTGTTGCATACAAGCGCTACCGTAAGGACATCCTCGATTTCCCTGAGCCGATCGAGCGCCCGAAGGACATGCAGATCTATGGAACGCGTACGGGGGAGCTCAAATCATTTCTGTGATCGTGATTTTTTCGTTTCTATCATTTTAGCAATACTTTCAGGGGTCATCTTATTTCCAATCATTCTTGTAGACATTTTTACCCTTGTTTCGTCTGAATGTTTATGACCAGGTTTTCCTTTCAGACTGGCGGATATCTTTGCACGTTGTTCTTCGCCTATGATTCGCCCACGCGCCTTCTCTGCTATCTTTGCCCTTGTTTCATCCGATAGTCTGCGTCCAGTACGAGATGCAGCGCTCTTCGAGATTGTTTCGGGTGATAAAATTCGACCCTTTAATGCTGCAGACATCCGCTGTTTTGATTCGTCTGTATGTTTGCTACCGGTTCTGCTTGCGATTAATGCGGCCCTTGTGGATTCAGGCATTTTGATACCAGATCGCGCTACCTTACTACCACCGCACCATACCATGTTATATCCACCAGGCGTATCCCATGTGTAAGATGAGTACTGCTCTGCAAAATATGATTCCATGTTATTTAATGAAGCATATGGGACTAAACATAACAGATCGATTTTAAACGAATGGACACCATGTTTTCTAATAGCCGCATGTAGCGCATAGGGTGATCCATTCTTACTCGAATTGACATGAATACTAAATCTTCGAATAGGATTTGTAAATCGTGTCTGACCTACATAACATCTACCATTTTCTAAATTACGAATAAGGTATATACATCCACTCATTATTCACTCGTCTGGATTTTCTGTCTAAGTTCTGCGGTAGTCTCAATGATACGCTATGGCGACCGCGTGTTCCTCCATGAGGGGTCACGGTGGTATCTATGGGAATCCTCGTGGAAAATGTATCGCCCAATCGACGGCTTACGGTGGACGGGCACAGATCTCAAGCTAGACGACCGCGCATATTGCACGGACCCAATGGACGACCTCTATGGGTTTGGAACGCATCGAATGTACAATCACTGCTTCAATCTGAGCCAGAGCTTTGGAGACATAGAGAATGCAAAACCAGTTCCCTTTCTGACCATTGGTACACCAGAATGGTTTCGTGACAGGCCTATTGCACTAACCCCCTGTGCACCGAGAGACATTGAGTCATGGAAGCGAATGAACCTTCGACGTAAGACTGTGCGTCGTCACGTGCGGAAGACATTTACGAAACGTAACACGAAGTAAAGTAATGCGAGTCAATTTTATTGGTAGTTTCGGCAAGAATACGGGCGTCTCACAGGACGTCTCCATTCTGCACGGGTTGGTTGCACATGTATTGGATAAGGATGCTAAGATTCGCCATGTTCCTCATCAGTTTCCACAGTGTCCGCAGGCAGAGGTGAACTTCTTCATTGAGGTGATCAATCCTTCTCTGTTTGTGTATGCATCGAAGAACATCTGGGTGCCGAACCAGGAGTGGACCTATGCTACATGGGAGCCGTACTCAAAGATGATCGATGAGATCTGGGTCAAGACGAAGGAGGCTGAGGAGCTGTTCCTGAAGTGGACGCCCAATGTCAAGTACATTGGTTGGACCTCGATCGACAAGGGATATGAGACCAACAAGGATCCTATGAAGGGGATTGTTCCTGTTGGAAAGAACATTTGGCGTAACCCGAAGCCGATTCTTCAGGCGTACATGCGCATCCTTTCGCAGAAGCCAGACGTGTTCCCCAAGCTTCCTCATCTCACAATCGTGCGTGATCCAGAGCGTGTGGCAGTTGAGATCCCGGAAGAACTAAAGACCAAGATCGATGTCAAGGGAGTCATTCCCGAAGAGGAGTTTAAGGACCTCCTTCACACGTCTGCTCTTGTGGTCTGTACGTCTGCAGCGGAGGGGTTTGGACATGCAGTCAACGAGGCCATGTCGGCTGGGTGCATCCCGATTCTTAGCCCCATTCAGCCCTTTCGTGAGTTGACAAAGAATGCACTTTGGGTCTCCAATGCAAAGGTACTTGCACATCCTCAGTGTCTAGGAGTGTTAGAGGATGTTGATGTTGATTCTCTTGCAGATGCATTTGTTGATTACACTAAGCTATCGACCGACGACCGCCGCTCGATCATGATGGACAGTCGTGAGTCATATGAGGACCGTCATGAGACATTCGTCAAGGCAATGCTGTCACGATTGGATACGTTGTTCACGGGACTGCAGCCCTATTCTCTGGAGGAGAAGCTGCCGAAAGAAGTTGACCTTCCTCCTGTGTCGATCATTACATTGACTCGTAATCGTCGCCCGTTCATCCCACTTGCAAAGTACTCGTTCCTTGCCCAGACGTACCCCGAGCACCTTCTGGAGTGGGTTATCGTGGATGACGGTGATGATCCGATCAAGGATCTCGTGACTGATGTTCCTACTGTCACCTACATTCTCACTGAGCAGATGACCATCGGTGCAAAGCGCAATCTAGGTATCTCTCGTGCAAAGCATGACATTCTAGTCATGATGGACGATGACGATGTGTACCCGAACAACTCTGTGTTGAGTAGGGTTGCACATATGCTTGCTGAGCCTCGTCGCGAGTGTCTGTTTTCAAGTGTTCTTCCTTGCTACGAAATTCACGAAAAGAAGTCGTTTATGAATGTTCCCCCGATCACATTACCGATGTCTCAGCGGGTATCTGAGGCTACGATGTGTTTCACACGGGCATTTTGGGAGAACCGGAAGTTTCCTGATCAGCAGATTGCAGAGGGTGACGCATTCCTTCACGGTCGTGAAGACATGTGTCGGGAGTTTTCTCCCCAAGATGTGATTGTGAGTTTGTGTCATAAGAAGACCACGTCTAGCCGTAAGCCTCCCGCAATGGAGGCGAATGGATCTCACTATGGGTTTTCAGATGAATTGTTTACGCTGATTTCTGAGATTGCCCTGTGCCTGGATCACCAGACTTGAACGGGTAGTCTCCAACGCCTGAGAATGACCCGCCTAGTCAGAAGAACTTGCGAAACAGACTGCGACGACGGGATCCACCGCGAATGAGGTGGGCAGACTTGGCACGCGCGCGCAGAGTCGCCTTCTTGCCAGACGTCTTGAG